ACCTACCGATGATTTGTGGGAACAACACTTATCAGGTGAAAGAAGTTTAGGTATTATACCAATAACAGATGACAACACATGTCAGTGGGGTTGTATTGATATTGATGATTACCCTTTAGATCATAAAAAAATAATAGATAAAATTAGAGAAGAAGAGTTTCCTTTAGTTGTATGTCGTTCCAAAAGTGGTGGCGCACATATATTTTGTTTTACAAAGACTTTTATTTCTGCAAGATTAATGCGTCAAAAATTAGAACAGATTGCAGGAGAACTTGGTTATGCAGGGTGTGAAATATTTCCAAAACAAGAAAAGATTGAAAAAGAACGTGGAGACGTTGGTAACTTTCTTAATCTTCCTTACTTTGGTGGTACTGATAACAATAGGTATGCTTTTTTGGATGATGGTTCTGCAGCTACTCTCGAAGAGTTTTATACTCTTGTCGAAAAGTTTAGAATATCCGAAGAAGATTTTGCTAAAATAAAATTAAAAAAGAAAAAAAATTTTAAAGAAATGTCTGATGGACCTCCATGTCTTGAAACATTTATGTCAACTAAAGTACAACAAGGTACAAGAGATGTAGTTCTATTTCATTACAGTGTGTATGCAAAAAAGAAATGGCCAAAAGATTGGCAAGATAAAATATCAGAGTTCAATCAGAAGTACATGGAGATACCTTTAAAAATGAATGAGGTTATCAAAACAATAAAACAACATGAAACAACTGATTATAATTATACATGCAAGATAGAACCAATGTGTTCGCATTGTAATAGTTCTGTTTGTCAAACAAGAAAGTTTGGTATTGGTGATGACTTTGAAAGTAAGTTTGATGATTTAACAAAGTTTCAGTCAGATGAATCACAATGGTTTATAACTGTTGATGGTAAACGATTAAGTTTATCTAATAATGAATTGTACGATCAAAATTTATTTCGTAAAGCGTGTATGGGTAGAGTAAACATTTTACCTAATTCGTTAAACCCTAGAGATTGGACAGCGAGACTTCAAGCATTATTAGCGAATGTAAAGATTATTGAAATGCCTGTAGAGGTTACAGCGGCAGGAAGATTTGCCGAGTTACTTGAAGAATTTATCACGGACCAAGGCGATGCTCAAGATTGGGAAGGTTTACGTTTAGGTCAAGCATTACACAAAAATGATAAAATTTATTTTCGTCTTGAAGCATTGGTTGAGTTTCTTACTAAAAAACAATTTAAATCTTTTAACCAAACACAGATACATTCTAGTATAAGAGGGTTGGATGGAGACAGTGAAACAACAAGAATTAGTGGTAAGGTTCGTCGTGTATGGTACGTTCCAAAAGCATTTGCATTGAAGGATAAAGATCAACATGAACATGAAACACCAACATTTGAAGAGGAGATACCTTTTTAATGGCTGTTAATTTAATCTTTGGTCCACCAGGTACAGGTAAAACAACTTACTTAATTGAACAAGTTGTTGCAAAAGAATTACCTAACACATCACCTGATCGTATAGGTTACTTTGCATTTACACAAAAAGCAGCAAGAGAAGCTCTTAACAGAGCACTTGTATTTTTTCCTGATAGTAAAGATCAAGATTTTAAATACTTTCGTACACTACATAGTTTAGCTTTTATGGCTTTAGGTTTAGCTGAATCAGATGTTATGAATGATGAAGACTACAGATATTTATCGCAACAGCTACAGGTTAAGTTATCTAATCCTAATTCAGAAGTTTTAGGATCGTATGGAATCTCATCACCTAATGATATTTTTATGCGTGTCATTGATATGGCTAAAATAAATGGTAACACATTATACGCACAGTTTCAGCACAGTGGACATATGCAGGGTGGGTGGCCTAAGTTAAAATTAATTGCCGAAACGTTACATGATTATAAGTTCGGTCGTGGTGGTAAATATAAATATGATTTTACTGACATGATTGTAGAATTTTTAAAAGAGGATATCGCACCACGGCTCGACGTTCTTATTATTGATGAAGCTCAAGATCTTTCTTACATACAATGGCAGATGGTTGATAAGCTCGCAGAAAAAGAAAAAAGAGTATACATTGCAGGCGATGATGATCAAGCTATATTTAACTGGGCAGGAGCTCGTAGTGAATATTTATTAAATAGAGAAGGTAATAGAATTATTCTTGACAAATCGTATCGCTTACCAATTAAAATACAAGAGCGTGCTATTAATTTAATTAATCGTGTAAAGAATAGAGTAGAAAAAACATGGAGTCCTAAAGAAGAAGAAGGCACAATTGTGCATCTTCCAAGGCGAAATTATGATCATTTAAAAACAGGCAACTGGTTAATCCTTGGCAGAACAAATTATTTTCTCGATCAAGTAGAAGATGACTTACGTATACTTGGATATTTTTATCATCGTGCAGATAAAAGTTCTATTGGTAAACGTTTAGTTAATGCTATCACAGCATGGCGAGACATTCAGAAAGGAGGATACATTGATTTCAATCAACTAAAAGATTTGTATTATTATATGAATAGTAATGTTGGTGTTGAACGTGGCTATAAAAATTTAACAGGTGTCGATCCTGAATCAACATTTACCTTTGATCAATTACAACAGCACAATGGATTGCAAGTACCAAAAGATTATTCGTGGCATGAAGCATTAGACAAGGTTCCTGAATATAAAAAAGCGTATGTCTCTACCGTTATACAAAAAGAAGGTAGCTTTAATCCCGTACCACGGATCACGCTCTCTACAGTACATGGAAGTAAAGGTGGAGAAGCAGATAACGTAATGGTTTTATCTGATTTATCACGTAAGGCTGATGAATCATATTGGCGACAAAAAGATGATGAGAGAAGAGTTTTTTATGTTGCTTTAACAAGAGCTAAACAAAATTTATATTTAGTTCGTTCACGTAGTAACAGAGAATTTAGAGAGGTATTTGCATGAAAATTTCTTCAGACTTTTTAGAAAGAGCCATTGAATTAGTCGATGGTCAACGTGCTATTGACTATGGTGACAAAACATTGAACCATCAAAACATAGCTAATTTATGGAATGCGTATTTAGGTACAGATATATCAGCTCATGATGTAGCGATTTGTATGTTATTAGTAAAAGTAGCAAGACTAAAAAATATGCATACAGAAGATTCCTACATAGATATTGCAGGATATGCCGGCATTGCAGGAGAAATAGATAAAGCAACAACTGAACATATTGAACCAGAGGAGATTGCATGACACAAATACCATTGTTTCAACCACCAAGTGAATGGGTTCCTCCTGAATCAATTCCAGATTTAAGTGATGCAAAAGAAATTTGTATTGATCTTGAGACAAACGATGTTGGATTAAATACAGGCGTTGGTCCTGGATGGCCTACAAAAAAAGGTTTTGTTGCAGGCGTTGCTATAGCCGTTGATGGATGGACAGGATACTTTCCTATCAATCATGAAGGTGGTGGTAACTTTGATCAAAAGATATTTACAGGTCAATTAAAAAAGATTTTAGAATTACCTTGCGATAAAATATTTCATAATGCGATGTATGATGTTGGTTGGCTACACGCTATGGGTTTAAAAGTTCATGGTCGTATTATTGATACCATGATCGCCGCTCCTCTTGTTGATGAAAATAGATTTAGATATTCACTTAATGAGTTAGGTAAACATTATTTAGCAGAAAAGAAAAGTGAAACATTATTATATGATGCAGCAAAGAGCTGGGGTGTTGATGCTAAAGGAGAGATGTGGAAACTACCTCCAATGTATGTTGGCCCTTACGCTGAACAAGATACAGTGCTTACCTTAAAGTTATGGCAGTTCTTTAAAACAGAATTAATTAAGCAAGATCTACTGTCTATTTTTGATTTAGAAACAAAGCTATTTCCGATTTTATTTGAAATGAAAAAGAAAGGCGTTAGGATTGATCTTGATGAAGCAGAACGCACGAAAAATGATTTCGCTAAAAGAGAGAAAAAGATATTGGATGATATCTATAAGGATACAGGTGTTGCTGTGGAAGTATGGACTCCAACGTCAGTGGCGAAAGCTTTCGATGCGAAAAGTATTCGATATGAAACGACACCGAAATCTGGTCAGCCTAAGTTTGATAAAAATTTTCTTACGACGCATCCTAGTCAGTTGGCCAAGAACATTGTTGAAGCGAGAGAGATTAATAAAGCAAGAACCACCTTCATCGATACAATACTCAAGCATTCGTACAGAGGCAGGATTCACGCAGAGATCCACCAGATGCGTTCGGATCAAGGAGGAACAGTAACAGGTAGGTTCTCGTATAGTAATCCAAACTTACAGCAAATTCCTGCACGTAATAATATTATTGGTCCACGGATCAGACGATTATTTATTCCTGAAGAAGGATGCAAGTGGGGAACATTTGATTACTCGCAACAAGAACCACGGATCACGGTACACTTTGCTAAATTAACA